CCCAGGCCAAAAACTTGTCCGTCGTGTACTGTATAACTTCAGCCATACTAACCATCTTCTTTTCTTTCCCGTCAGGTCCTGTCAGAATTTTGTATATCCCAGGTTGATCTTCATGATCGGGCCGGGAAACTTCCAGCAAATTCACGTCCCATATGTCGGAAAACACATGATTCGGGTTCTGCAATTCGTATTCCCTGACCTTCGCACTGTCCACCCCAGAAGACACTCCATTCCTTTTGAGTTGGAACCTCTCCTTGGCAAAGACCTCAATAATTACACTGGGTCTTCTTTGTACAGAATATGGTAAATTACTGTACTGGTGTGCATCCAAGTCCAATTTATTGGTGTTGATAACGCCAATCTTGGCGTTCACTTCCACCATGCCCTTGCTAGGCAAATCCGCTTTATTTACCACGAACCTTTCCGGAGAAAAGAAATCAAGCAATATCCGCGTAAGCGGAGTGCTGACAAAACCCGGTGTTTCATTCGCGAAATCAGGGAAGATTCCTACGAGCGTGTCAGACTGCCATGAGTCCATGAACTCACTATTGGCATTGATCGGCTGCCTGCGATCACGGTCAAGTGGTAAATCCGCACTCGTCATAATCGCATCCAGAAGTTGGTCTTGCAACTCTGATTTACCTTGTGAAGACAAACCGTAAATTTGGATGCCAAAAGGATTGTACCTGTTACCACCACCCTGTCTCTTGGAAGCAAATTCTATTTTAATTCTTTCCAGAGCCAAAATGTAATCACACATCACCTTATTTTCAAAACCCTTTAGGGTCAATTTAGCTGATTTGCAATCTTGTATGGTGGTGTTGAGAAGATGGTGGAATTCTATGTCTTCGATATCCTCCGTTTTCCTCAGGTTTCCATCCTTTAGTAGGTTCCAGTAATACAACACCTTGAGATACCTCTCCTGCAAATCGTCGGCACCAAAATTGCCAAGCACGAAAGACGTGATGTCCCCGGTGTTGTACACTCTCCATCCTCCTTCAGCCATGTAAACCAAACTATCTAACACGGCTGATGTCATGTCACCAGCACTCTTGTGAATTTTGATCATATCCTTAGAGATCAGATCGAATCCAGCAACAGTGAAAGTACACGACTCAATTGCGCAAAAACCAAAAGAAACAAAAACACTCAACAAGTTTGATATTTGGCGGTTCCCCGCCCCTTTGAGAATCTCCACCCAATTATTTTTAAGATCTTTGAGGGATCTCAACCATTGTGGTTTGGATTTCTCCACACTTGCTGCCACTATTTTGTTTATCCTGCTTTCTGCGCTAAGTGGCTGGCCAGCTGCATCTGTTTCCACCACGTCACCGTGTGCCTCGATCATCATGTCCAAGTTTTCAAGTGAATGATTAACTTCATCTTGATAAAACATTTCCTTGATTTTACCATCTAATTGTATGATTAATGGCTGATCAGTACATGTCATCTTAATAAATGACAGTACTATGGCACCCAGGTGCGATAATGAATCACAGTGGTATAAGTTGGCCACGGTAATACATAATGCCTCACCAAAGTTGAGGAATTCATCTCGAGAACGCCCCCATACAGTTCTTGGTATGGAGTCTATAATCGAGGTAAGGGGTGTGTCTGGCCGTGTGAACCGATGGACGTTACCATCCAAACAGTATCCGCTGGCCTGTGCTTCCAAATTCATATGTTTCATATTGGCTAGAATTTGCGCAGCTCTGTAGTGTTGTATAGCTACGCTAGCACCACGTGAACATTCAGCACGGGTTTCCTGTGTCAACCCTACACAGGCGTTTCCTACATCCAATCTTCCATTATTCGATCCACCATCGACATCTTCGTCGCTCCTTAAATCGGACCGACTTGTTCCCTGGTTGCTCCTTACATTGGAGTCCTGCCCTTCGCAATTGGGCCAACCATTTCCATCGATAGACTGAAAGCGCTGCATCTGTCTCGGTCCCTTCATTTTGTATAAGAGACCCCCG